CACGGTCGCTACACGACTTGTGATCATCATGACCATCCTCACTTCTACATGCAGCTGACAAGAGCCAAAGTGCGCCCCAAGAAGAATGTAGTGACAGGACCTGCCTATCTTGTGGTGGAAGATGTTCCCCTGCCGTTGGCTGTGCCGTTTTTCTTCTTCCCTTTCTCCAGCAGCTATTCTTCGGGTTTTATAATGCCGACGTATATGGATGATTCAAGCCGTGGCTTCGGTCTGGCGGAAGGCGGATATTACTTCGCTATGAGCGACATCATGGACTTGAAGCTGACAGGAGATATATTCACGAAAGGTTCATGGCGGCTTTCCGGATTGACCAATTATAATAAGAGGTACAAATACTCCGGTACATTGCAGGCGGATTATCAGGTGACCAAGACCGGAGACAAAGGAATGCCGGATTATACGGTTGCCAAAGACTTCAAGGTAGTGTGGAACCACCGTCAGGATGCCAAGGCAAGTCCGAACAGTACTTTCTCCGCTAGTGTGAACTTCTCGACCAGTAGTTACGAACGATCTAACATCAACAACCTTTATAACTCTCAGTTGTTGACTCAGAATACAAAGACATCAAGTATCAGCTATTCCCGCAGTTTCCCCGATATCGGTCTGACTTTGTCGGGAACGACCAATATTGCGCAGACTATGCGTGACTCTTCTATCGCAGTGACGCTTCCTGACCTTAATATTACATTGAGCCGTTTGTTTCCCTTCAAGCGGAAGAAGGCTGCCGGAGCCGAGCGTTGGTATGAGAAGATATCAATCAGTTATACAGGACGTCTGACGAACAGTATCCGTACTAAGGACGACCGTCTGTTCAAGACCGGTATCAGCGGATGGGAAAATGCAATGAATCATAATATTCCTATCAGTGCTACTTTTACACTGTTCAAGTATTTGCAGGTCAATCCTTCGGTGAATTATACGGAGCGTTGGTACACCCGCAAGATAAATCAGACATATAATGAGGAAACGGGGCGTTTGGAACAGAATCTGAATGATACTATTAATGGCTTTTATCGTGTTTCCAACTATTCAGCCAGTTTGTCTTTAAGTACTAAGCTGTATGGTATGTACAAACCTCTTTTCATGAAGAAGAAGGAAATACAGATTCGCCACGTTGTCACTCCGCAGGTTAGCATTAGTGGTGCTCCTTCGTTTAGTAAATACTGGGAAGAGTATACAGATAATAACGGAAATACTCAATATTATTCTCCTTTTACGGGGCAGCCTTTTGGAGTTCCTTCGCGTGAAGGTTCAGGGACGGTTAGTTTCTCTTTGGCTAATAATTTAGAGATGAAGTATTTTGATGCAAAGAAGGATACATTAAAGAAAGTCAGCTTGATTGATGATTTGAGTGTGAATATGTCATATAATATGGCTGCAAAGGAAAAACCATGGAGTCCTTTGAGCTTGAATCTTCGAATGAAATTGACAAAGAACTATACTTTCAATATGAATGCATCATTTGCTACTTACGCTTATACGTTTGATAAGAGTGGTAATGTGGTCGAAGGTAATCGAACTGAATGGTCTTATGGACGTTTCGGACGTTTTCAGGGGTATGGTTCTTCTTTCAACTATACCTTTAATAACGACACTTGGAAAAAGTGGTTTGGCCCGAAGGAAGACGAGAAGGGTAAAGACAAGAAGGAGTCGGAAGATGGAGGTGATGAAGATTCTGACGGAAGTGCTGAAGATGGAACTACGACTAAAAAGGTGGAGAAAGCACAAGCCGACCCGGACGGTTATCAGGTATTCAAGATGCCTTGGTCTTTAAGTTTCAGTTATTCATTCAATATTCGTGAAGATAGGACTAAGCCTATTAATCGCTATTCGATGAGATATCCGTTTACTTATACTCACAATATCAATATGAATGGTAATGTGAAGATTTCCAATAATTGGTCGCTTTCATTCAATTCGGGTTACGATTTCCAAGCGAAGGAAATTACGCAGACTTCCTGTACAATTTCTCGTGACTTGCACTGCTTTAACTTGTCTGCCAGTCTTTCACCATTTGGACGTTGGAAATACTATAATGTTACGATTCGTGCTAATGCAAGTATTCTTCAAGACTTGAAATATGAGCAGAGAAGTCAGACGCAAAGTAATATTCAGTGGTATTAGGGTGTTATTAGTAAACGCTTTCTAATTCTGCATAAAGCTTGGGGAGTGATTCCTAAAAATGACGCAATGTATTTTAATGGGACCGTCAGAAATATGTTTTGATATTGTTTGCATAGTTTTATATATCGCTTTTCTGGTGGCATTCTTAATAGAGCCACTTCTAACTCTAAGTTTTCTTTTATAATATTTTGACAGTATATTCTCAAATTTGTTTCTTCTCCTATCTCTGCTAAAATTGTATTTGAGACAGATAAAATGGTACATTCAGATAGGCAGCTTAAATATTCTGTTGCTTCTGTAGCGGTTCCATATTGACACAGTAAATTGCCTGAGAGGGTGAATCGTAATGTTTGTTCTTCTGCTGTGTTACTATCTATTGTGTAATGTCTTATGGTCCCACATATAAGGATGCAAAATGAATCATTCAGTTGTCTGTTTTCAAGAATAGTTGATTTAGGGTGTTTTGTAAAAGTGAAGGCTTTATATGATTTTTTTAGTTTGACCATGGAGGACGCTGGTATGTATGTGGATAGAGCTTTTATGTAATTTTCAATGTTGAAATCATTTTTACTATGCATATTATTCGTTTTATTATGAGTTATGGTAGGCTTTTTGTTATAAATGTAATGGAAAATGCTATGCGTTTAATATGTATTAGTAATAAAAAATGCAAATATAGAGGTGTTGATGAACTTAAGTTTATGAATGATGAATATTTATCTAAGAATATATTTATCATTTATATATAATCACTTAATTTTGTATTTTGTAATTTGAATTCAGATACGAAATAGATAAAAGTCTATTAAATACAGATTTTGGCGATGAAGAAATGAAAATGCATGTGTTTGATCAATATAGTATATATAATTTATTTAGGCAAGAGAGAGAAATAGACTAAGAAAAAGTATTTGTTTAAAAGAGTGTGCTCCGGACAACACACTCTCTCTGTAAGAAAAGTAATTGTTAACTTAACGCCTTCTAACTTCAAGGTAAACAGAAATATTACCTGTGATCCAATAATCAGCGAAACTCTTGTCTAAGCTCAACTTTTGACCATTATAGTAAAGATCAAAATACCTTGTGCCCAAGATAGCAGAGGCTTCATTCCAAACTTCCTGAATCTTTGTGTTTTCAGATAAATTGGGTACGTAAATGGGATAAATGGCACCATTATCATTAATGAACATGTTGACAAATCTGGGAGTTGCAGATTCTGATGTAGTGTTGATATCTACATCTTCAGATACTGTTTGTGCATACATTGGCAATGAGCAGAATAATGCAAATGCCAAACCGAAAAATAAATTTGTTCGTTTCATTTTACTTTTGGTTTAAAGGTTGATAATTTTTTGTCTCATGAGTACAAAGCAAAGGTAGAATTATTTATGGAAAAAGAACTGAACTTAAATTAATGATTTTCAATTCTATAGAATTTATGAACAATAGTTCATTGTATATTTTGTAGTAGTGAAATAAATACTGATAATATTATATGGTGTTTGGATTTAATCTTGTTTTATAGGATTGATCTATTGGCTAGCTTTATGTATGAGAAATATTTTTTTAAGATTAAATAGACTTAGTGTTGTGTAAGGTAAGCTAATGCGGATATTTAAGAATAGAAAAGTGTAGACAGATATATAACAATATCTAGCAATAATAAGATGAATGGAGAGTTGAGAGTTACTATGCAGCGTCATCATTTATTGTGCAGCCGACTCTCAACTTTCCATTTTCAATTCTCAACTTCTTACCATATTATTTCCGTTTCTCCGTTTGCTTTCAGATAATCGTTTGCACGGCTGAAGTGTTTGTTTCCGAAGAAACCATTGTAGGCAGAAAGGGGAGAGGGATGGGCAGAGCTAAGTACCAGATGCTTGTTGCGGTCGATGAAAGCTCCTTTTCGTTGAGCATAAGCTCCCCACAGGATAAATACAAGATGTTCCCGTTCTTCTGCCAGTGCGCGGATAGCGGCATCTGTAAAAGCTTCCCATCCACGATTCTGATGAGAGCCTGCCTGATGAGCGCGTACAGTCAGAGTGGCGTTGAGCAATAATACTCCTTGCTCAGCCCAGCGAGTCAGGTTTCCGGTAGTAGGAGCGTCTGTACCTATGTCTGCCTTTATTTCTTTAAAGATGTTGACCAAAGAAGGAGGGAAAGGTACTCCGTCGTTTACAGAGAAACAGAGCCCGTGTGCCTGGCCCGGTCCGTGGTACGGGTCTTGTCCGATGATTACTACCTTCACCTTGTCGAAAGGACAGAGGTTGAAGGCGTTGAAAATAAGTTTTCCCGGAGGGAAAATCTGATACTGGCTGTATTCACTTTTTACGAATTCCGTCAGTGTGCGAAAGTAATCTTTTTCAAATTCCGGCTGTAAGTGTGTTTTCCAGCTTTCTTCTATTTGTACGTTCATAGCAATTATATAAGGTGTATATCAAGTTCCTCACATTCTTTGCGCATATCTTCCGGCCAGATGCTGGCTTGTATTTCTCCGATATGAGCTTTGCGAAGGTAGAACATACACAAACGGGATTGACCGATACCGCCACCGATAGATAGTGGAAGTGTGTCGTCCATTAATCGTTTGTGGAAATAAAGTTTCAGTCTCTCTTCTTCGTTTTCTTCTTTGAGCTGGCGTTGTAGCGCTTCTCTGTCTACACGAACACCCATAGAGGATAGTTCGATGGAGCGTTGCAGTACATCATCCCAAAGTAAAAGGTCACCGTTCAGTCCGGGCAGGTTGTTCAGGCCGGTGGATGTGTAGTCATCATAGTCCGGTGCACGTCCGTCATGTTTTTTGCCGTCGCTTAGCTTGCAACCGATACCGATGATAAATACGGCACCGTATTTTTGGCAGATGGCATGCTCGCGGCATTTGGGTTCCAGGTTCGGATAGAGTTGGCGTAGTTCTTCCGAATGGATAAAATGTAATTTCTGGGGCAGACAAGGTTTGATCTGCGGATACATTTCATATACCATGTATTCTGTACGGATCATGGCAGCGTAGATACGATTTACGATCTCTTTCAGGAATTCTACGTTTCTGTCCTCGTTGGTGATGACACGTTCCCAGTCCCATTGGTCTACATAGAGCGAATGGAGGTTTCCGAGTTCTTCATCAGAACGGATGGCGTTCATGTCGGTATAGATACCGTATCCCGGTTCGATATTGTAATCGGCGAGAGTTAATCTTTTCCATTTGGCTAATGAATGAACGACTTCTGCTTGTGCGTCACCTAAATCCTTGATAGGGAATGAAACGGGACGTTCTATACCATTCAAATCGTCATTGATACCCATCCCTTTCAATACGAAAAGAGGGGCTGTCACGCGTCTGAGGCGTAATTCGGATGACAAGTTTAACTGGAAGAACTCTTTTATTTGTTTGATTCCCAACTCTGTTTGTTTTAAGTCGAGTAACGGTTTATAGTTCTTTGGTTTTATCAAGTAACTCATAGGATTGTTGATTGTTAATTGTCGGCAAAGATAGGAATAATATTGATATCTGTATTGGATAATCTCTAAAAGATTGTCAAATTGATAAAGTATATGCTCTAAAGCATTTCAAAATAACAGAATGTTAAGGGGCGATACTGACTTAAGAACTATAAAAAAAGATGAATCATTAGGAAGATGAGAAGATTTTTTATACTTTTGTCATCGCATTTAGGAAATGGCCCCGTAGCTTAGTGAATAGAGCGTCAGATTCCGGTTCTGAAGGTCGTGCGTTTGAATCGCACCGGGGTCACATAGTAAAATCGCAATTATCTTATTATTAGATAGTTGCGATTTTGTGTTATATACTGTTGCACAACATTCGCACAACATCTCGGTGTGTGGAGAGATTTAATAATAAAATAAAAGCCCGTTTTTTAGGCGGGCTAATTTAAATGAGTGGTAATTTTCTACTTCCATTGTGGTGAATATGGCTATTTCTCTTTTAAAGATTTTAGCATTTTCTTTAATTCTCCTTTGCTGGCACATGATGACTGTGCTTTCATTTCAGATATATAGAATTGCCAACCTCCCTGCATTGATTTATACTCTGCCGTATTGTTAGTTGGATTGTTTAGAGATACTATTTCCCCTTTTGTAGGTTCATATTCAATAAGCGATTCAATGAGTTTAATAGCTTCCTCTTTGGTTCCCAATTCAATATTCATTTTAAGGTCGGTGTTTTCCTTTATAGTAGATTCGATCTTATACAATGTACCTGTCTCTATAAGTTTACAGTTGCCCATACGGAAAGAATTGAGAACAGTAGGTTTTCCTTTTGAAGTAAGTTGTGCAGAAGCGGTTAATGCAACCATTAATACTGCAAATACTAATAATACTTTTTTCATTGTTATATACTAATTTGTTTTATATTGAATAATGTCATGCCTATGTTATTATCGCCATAGTGGTTGCTTATCATTACTTCGCCCCATAAACGAAGAAATAAATGGTTCTTTGCATCTGCCAAATCTGAATCTACTATTATTCCATTCCCCATACTATCTGATCCATATTTCTTATAGCAGAAGTTAACGAGAGCTTTTAAATCTTTGGTAATAGTATTATTTTTCCCTTTAAAAACTAGATTGAACTCGTTTTCTCCTACTTTTAGTATTTCAATCTCATAAAAAAGCTCTAATTCTAACTCTTTTAACTGTAAATTGTAATGTTGTACTTCATTACCTGATTCAGTTTTTTCAGAATGAGAAAATTGAGGATTATACTTAAATATATTTTCTATATCAATTTTGAAGAAATCTTTCAGTTCATTCTTCTTGCTTAAAAAATTAAATATTCCCATAATTCTTTTTTTTATGATTATTCTATCTTCTTCTAGGTCTAACTGATTCTATAACGTTGAAAATCTGCTTTACATCACATAAATCAATAACTCGATCAGGATACATATCATTTAATGAATGAATAGTAATGGTGTGATTCTCTACGTCATGATCTATAATGCGCTTAACTATTATTCCATCGGTATGTACTATAACGAAATCCCATTTGCGAAGATGGAGTTTAGAACTCACCCACAAATGGGGCTGTATTTCACGACAGTAAAGTCTATCTCCTTCTAGGTAGCTTTCTTCGGTTCCATTGTTCATACTGTCGCCTTTGACTTCAAAGGCTATATAATTTCCATGTCCTTCTTTATCAACTATAAAAGGTATCTTAGGTAATTGCTCCATGTAAGTTGTGTCTGTGTATCCATCTAAATATCCCGCATAAGCGAATTGATTAACTAACGGGATATAAACTACGTCTTGTTGGATGGGCGCAGCTTCATTATAAATAGGCTTGAATGTTCTTTTTATTTTCTCTCCTTCGCCTGTTACTAACCAATCATAATTAAATATGTTGTTATAGGCTTCATTGAAACGCTCTAAGAAACTCTTAGTGAGATATTTTTCATCTCCATTAAAAGCACGTGAAATATTAGTTTTACTAATTCCCATTTTATTAGCTACATCCTGCTGTGTATGGGCTTCTCCATTACTTCTTAAGTATTCAAAAGCTTCTTTTATTATTTCTTTTTTCATATATACCAACTATTGTTAGTGTTAAATGATGTTTATATATCAACAAAAGTTTGTATGATGTTTGCTTTACTAACAAAAGTTTGTATCTTTGCAACATCAAACAACATCCAACACTGCAAAGGTGCGAAGTTTGAGTGAGAAAACCAAATATTTTACATAACTAAAAATAGGTAAGACAATGAGAAATAGAGATTATGAACTAGTAAAAGACGGCAAATATAATATGAAAGCCATCATGCAGAGAGCTTGGGTATATGTACGCCAGTATGGTTATTCTCTTAAATCTGCCTTGCGTATTTCTTGGGTGGACGCTCGCTTAAAGATGGATGAATATGTAGAATCATTGAAGCCGAAAGCCATTGAGTCTAAACAGGGTAATGTGTTGAAAGCGTTTTTCGCCGATAAGTATGCTAACTACGATAGTTCTTGGAGATAATGAGTGAAGAAAAAATAAACGAAAACTTAGTTTTCCTTCGGAAATACACGGACGATCTGAAAGAACGAGATGAATATACAGTTCAGATGCTGGCTGGAAGCAAAGAAACGAAAGAAGAAATTATCAGTAACCTTCTTCGAATAATAAAAGATTACGAGGCTCTGTTAGGTTAGAACCTACGAAAGAAGCGAGCAAAACGCTTTCAGGGTACATTGATTAGTTCTTTGACATATTGGATCATACGAAAAGAAATTCAACCGTAGCAGGAATGCCGTGATCGGTTGAAGGTTCGAATTAGTTACATATATCACTTGGAAGTCCGAAAAGTCTTTATCAGTAAGCATATAGCAGTTAAGGCGAGCTATAACGCTATCTAAGTGATTCAACATACAGCCCGTCACGTCTCGATACGTGGAAGAATCCGTAGAAGGTATCGCGGGCACTAACTTTAATTGATATGATTATGATAAAAAAAGTAGTTCAGTATTTTAGAAAGCGCAATGATATGAGATTGCGCAAGTGGTGTATGAAATTAGTTGTATGTAGACCTCAAATTGGCGGCAGCATTGAAGATGCCGCCAATAAAGTTTACGAATGGATCAAAAAGAGTCCTGAATCAAAGTTTTAATTTCTTCATACGTTTCTTGGGTGTCAATTGACATGTATCCATTAGATAATGCAGATATTAGTACAATGCTCCCCTTACCATTTTCTAACTTGGTCACATTACTAATAGCTTGAACATTAACAAGGATTTTGCCATTATCGGCACTTAATTCAATAAAATTCTTCATGTTTCTTAATTTTAAAATTAGACACTTCAAAGTTAAGAAAATCCCCTGATAATAACGTGAGGTTACCGATCGAATTGGTTCAGGGGAGCTATTTAAACTTTTTGTTTTGTCGTGTTTTATTTTGTGTTTGTGTTGTAGGGTGTGCCGTTCGTGAGAATAGCGCACCTTTTTAATTGGATAAGTGGCGGAATTGGTAACGCTTAGTAGAGTAAGATTGTAAGCCAGACATTCAGTGAGGCTCTTAAATTTACATTCCCGGTTCGAATCCGGGCTTATCCACTAATAATAATCAAATAATTAATCTTATGGCAAAAGAAGTGAAAAAAATAACTGGTGATTGGACAAAATCAATCAGTGAAATGAAGCTAAATGAAGTAGTAGAATTTCCGATATCTGCTTATGATGGAATAATGAGTACAATTCGATATCGTGTTAGACGCAGATTTGGAATTATAATCAAGAGAGAAGGAGAGTTGGACTATAAAAAGGGAGTTTTTAGAGCTAAACGTATTTCGTGATGGAAACTCTGACTCAATGTGAGTATCAAGTAGCTAATGAAGTCGCAAAAGGACAAACCCCAGATGAAATTGCCGATTTGCTCAAAAAGTCAGTTTGGACCATAAAGGCACAGATTAGGGATATTCATAAGAAGTTAGGCATTAACAATAACGTAGAGCTTACTTTATTCCTGCTATGTGATAGGACTAAAAGAAACTTTGATTTGAAGGAGATTAGGAAGCACGGTATTGAGTTATTCTTCTCTGTTTGGTTCTTTATACTTGCTATTACGCCGAATTATCAAATGGACATGAGACGTTGTAATATTCGTCCTGCTGCAAAAACAGCTCTACGTATAATGAGAACTAAAATGGACGGTGATTTAATGCTTGCCGCTTAGTATTAACTTAAAAATAATGTTCTATGAAAACTATTCATAAAATTCAAAATGCTATTGCTGTCATTGCTCTTGCTATGGTGACCCACCTAGCATTGCAAATCGAAATGACTAGAAACGAAACAATATCATGTATTATAATGCTATTGTTAACTGTGTTCATGCTTTTAGAGAGAAGTTCAAAAGAGGTGCATCAAAAAGAATAGGGGGATAGATATGAGTATTCAAGAGATCATGAGTCTTGGGGGGAGTAAGATATCGGCTAATGTGAATTTTGAAGATTTAAAAGCATTCGCAGATTATCTCATTCAAAAAACAAAAGAAGAAGTTGAAGAATCTATTTTGGCTAAGAAAAAAGAGACTTTCGTAAAGCCCAAAGATGCTTGTAAACAGTTACAGGTTGATCGGTCAACTTTGTGGAGATGGGCTAAGACAGGTTATTTAATTCCCGCAGAAGTCGGTGGAAAAAGATTATATAAACAATCTGAAATAGATATTATATTACGCAAATAATTTATTGTTTAACTCTAACCCCGGAGTAAAGGACTCCGTGCGGTATCCAGTCCGCTATTTAAGTTTTGAATTATCCCGGTGTCCGTTGGTTCGGTATCCGGGAACTATTTTATTAACTACTTTAATTATAACGAATATGGACGATTTAGCTATTAGAGAACAAGAATCTTCTCTCGATGTACAGACAATTGATCTGTCTGGTGATATTCCTTCTTTGAAAGATGCGAAGGAATTACCAGTTGATTTATGTGGTAATTATTGGTCTCCTGTGATTCCCGGTGAGTTCAAGAAAGTTATTTTCTTGGATATTAAACCTCAAAAGGTATTGTCGCAAACTACCGGTGAACTTATCGATTTAGATTGTGTCATGTTTGCAGAGCAAAATGAAAATGGTGATTTGACCACCACAATGAATGGTTCTGTTAGATTAGTTGGAGCTTTACAGCCTTATTTTGAAGATGGCATAATTAAAAAAGGAACAATGCTTAAAATTACCTATATGGGTAGGAATAAGAATAAAACAAATGCAAATTCTTCTGATAACTGGTCTATTAAACCTTTACGCATAAACTTGCCAGATGTGGGATGATATTAATTTGAACGATTGTGAGGAAGGTGAAGAACTTAATCCTTCTGCTTATAATCCGGACGATTATCCCACCAAAGAGGAGATGCTTGATTTTATCTCTTTGAATTGCAATAAGCCACCTGTTAATATTGATTTGAAGGAGTTGAGTGTTAACGGAGTAGTAAAGCGTGATCCTATGGAGATGTATTTGAAAAGCGATCATATTTCCTCTTCCAATTTGAAAAATGCTCTTAAAACTCCACGATCTTTTTATTATGATTACGAAAGGACATTTGAAGAGAAAGAAAAACCTTGTTTTCAGTTAGGGACATTTGCCCACATGGCATTTTTGGAACCACGTTTATTCGAGCTTGTCAAAGTAGAACCTAAGTGTAACCAATCATCGAAAGAAGGCGTGATTGGAATGATTCGGTTCTATAATGAATTGCTCCTGAATGATAAGAATTATATTCCAGATGTCGAAGAAGAAATACCTTCTGAAAGGTGGAATTTCTGTGATCTGAAAGACTTTCGTGATAATAAGAAACAGAAGTGCATTGATTTGGGATACTCGTTTATCAGTGATGAAATGAGTATGATAATTAAAGCTCTTGAAAGAAACTATTATTGGTATGGTGGCGGCATCATCAAGCAGCTTTTGAAAGGTGCATACTCAGAAGTATCATTCTATGGCAAGGATGAAGAAACGGGGCTTAATGTAAGAGTTCGACCGGATTATTTTAATGTAGAGGAAAATATCGGTGTAAATGCAGTTATTTCCTTTAAGACCACACGTGCCGACGATCTCGGCAAGTTCTACTATGATTGTGCCAAGCTCAAATATGAGCTTTCAGAAGGAATGTACCAAGAGGTTATGAGTAGCGTTACTGGACGGAACTTTAATGTAACAATTATGATCATGTTACAGACGGTTGAACCATACGATGTCGCTGTTCTCTTCTGGTCGCCCGATGATTTGGCAAATGGTAAGTATAAATATCGCTATGCTCTCTCAATCGTAAAAGACTGTTTCGACAAGAAATGGTTTCCCGGATATGACGCTAAAGCCGAAGAAGGAGCTAGAGGTATTATTGATATGCAGCTCCCGGAATGGAGTCAAAAGATGCTTCATCCGGTGGCTATTGATGATTTTGAATAGTTATGAAAAGGATAGAAATTATTTTAAATGGACGAAAGATTTTAGATATCCAAAGCGATGAAACTGATTACGGTTCAGAATATATCGCTTTGGAAGTATCACAAGAGACTAAAAATAATATCACTCAAGCACTTCGGCTTCTCCAAAAAGTTCAGTCGTGGAATCTTGAGAAAGAAGAAAATCAGGACAGTTAATTAATTTATCGAATATGTTGGCTAAATCTTTTATTTCATTATCACTTAATTCATAACTTCTGATAGACTTTTTATCAGTGAATGTTCCTGACGAAATGAAAGTTTTAACTCCATCTTTTGATTTAATTCTTCTAATAGTTATAAAGTTATTAGATTGTTCGCTAATTGCTTTTCTAAATAAAATTTCCATAACACTTAATTTTAAAGTTTGACAGCTCCAAAATTAAGAAAAGTTCCCAAGGAAGGATAATTCTTCTTTGGGAATTTATTAAAACCTATAAAACAATGATTGATTTAAAAGACTATGTACCGGAGGAACTTAAATTTAAGCTCCCTACCACCGTGAAATTTCCCGAAGTGATTTTCTCTGATTGCGTCTGTATGGACGACGTTAAAAAGAAATTGTCAGAGCATTTTGTAACCATCCAAGAAAAAGATGTAATTGCTAACCGGGTGATGGATGATTATGAAATCCAAACTATTCGTGCGAACTATGGCGAGATTGCCGAGGAACAGATGCCGGAACTTGAAGCACAGTTCGAAGCTTTGAAAGCCAAGTTCAACACAGAGAAAAAAGACTTTGAGGCAAAGATTTCTGCCTTACATACCCAGTTCAAAGACCTTGTTAACTTGGCAAAGAAAGGCATTAAAGATTATCCTTTAAAAATGATTGATACCTTCCGTATTCCTGTGATGGGGCATTACCTGTATTATTCATGGGTAAATGACGCATTTCGTCTGGCGTTGGTTCAGGAAATACCGAAGCATGAATACAATGACCTTTTCAATTCAGGTGAAATGAATCAGGAAGCCTTTAAAACACTCGGCTATGAATTACCAGATATAGATGTGAAGGATACTAGAAAGAACCTTCGAAAGTTTGGCAAGGATGAAAATATTGTTGAAGTCTGGGAAGAAGATGGTCAGGATGTTTGGTTAGAACACTGGATTGAAGACTTCTTGGATGAAGGTACTGGTGAGGTTGTTCCTATCCAACGCCATGAATGGCATAGAGTATCAATCGAAGAAAGCCCATGGAGAAAGGAGGAAGAAAATGACGAGACTGGCGCACAAGAAGGGGAGACCGACGAAATACCGGAAGAGTCTGAGGAATAATCCTTATTGGGAAGAAGTAAAACGTAAGGTCCGAATCCGTGACGGGCACAAGTGCCAAGTGTGTGGAAAGACTTATAATTTGGAGATTCATCACAAAATCTATGACGTTGCAGGATATTCTATAGTTGGGCATGAATTAGAGTTCCTGTATTGTCTTGAGACTCTATGTGAGGATTGCCATCGAATGAAACATGGTAAGTAACTTTGTTAACCCGCCTGCTTGTCTGCGAAGATATAGTGGGCAGACATGGGGAAGTGGCAGAATTGGTATTGTTAAGTAACCGCCCGTCAGCGGTGAAAAGGATGGACGTAAATAGCCTGACGGCGTAGAATATCATCCGATTGCGGGTTCGAGTCCCGTCTTCCTCCACATGGGGAACGTTGTTTTTCGCTCTATTTTCGGATTCCTTCAATAAAAACATTGAAATGAGCGTGGTTATTTTTTGCTGTTTTTAATCCCATAAATAAAACAGCACACGGGCGGTTACATGTCTGGTAGAAATGATGTAGTGCACTGCATTAGGAGAGTTCGATTCTTTCACCGTCCACAAACCTTAGAGAGAGAAGCATATAAAAGCGGGAATGCAGCTTATACAAAGTACGGGGTCTGGCTGATGATTGCTAGTGACACGACTGAAAAGAAGCCGAAACCTTGTATAAGTTCCTGTTAGTAGTGTGTTTCGTTGGAATAAATGTTGAATCGCCCCGAAGAATACGCTTCGGGGCTTTTAATTAGGAACCTATAAATATTAGATATGAAACAGGTAAGCAGTAAACAAGCTCAGAGAAACAGAGAAGTTGCTAAAATAAAGCAGTCACTTTCTCCCTCTTGTGCAATATGTGGTAAGCCGGCTGTAGATGCCGCACATTTGATTCCTAAGAGCATGTATCCGGAACATTACACCAATCCTCAGAACATTGTAGGATTTTGCCGGGAATGCCATAATAAGTACGATAATAACTTGGCATTCAGACAGCGGCAGAAGCGTCTTATAGAGCGTGTGAAGTCTTTTGATGAATGTGCAGCAAATAGATATTTCCGTTTATGAATAGTTATCAGTTAATATCCAAGCTTTGGAAGGTTCGGGATGATACCTATCTCACTACAGCCGCTCAAGCTCTTTATCACGAACTTGTAGCCATCTGTAACGAAATGAAGTGGAAGGATGTTTTTAAAAAGAAGAACTCTGATTTGTGTTCTATTCTGAATATGTCAGAGAAAACCTTAATAAAATCAAGGAGTGATTTGAGCGATGCCGGATTACTTTACTTCCAATCGACAAAAGACAAGAGAATCGGCTGTTATTACTCATTTACTACTGTAATATCATCCGTCTATTTTACAGATGAAAGTACAGATGATTCTACAGATGAAAGTACAGATGATAATAACGGAGGTGGAGAAATCCCACCTGTAGAATCACCTGTAGAAACACCTGTAAAATGCTTAGATGATAATTTGCCATCATCTGTAGTTTCATCTGGAAAATGTTTAGATGAAACGCAATTTTCACCTATTATAGATAATATAAACATAAAACAAGAAGAGAGTCTCGCGCATACGCACGAGAGCACCCCACCCGAAAAGCCTAAGCGATCTAGGAAAAAAGAAGGAGATGCGAAGCCTTTAGTTTATCCTTTCGATTCGATAGCATTTATGTCGGCATGGACGGAACTTGTGAAAACTCCAAAATGGAAAGGAAAGCTAAATTATGCTTTGCAGATTTCATTAAACAAGCTGGGTAAGTTTGAAGAAGAGTTCGCTATCCGACAAATAGAGCGAGCTATAGAATCTAATTGGACCGGAGTCGTATTCTCTGGTACTGAACGTGATTATCAAGAATGGCTAAAACAAAAAAAGTATGGAAACAATCAGAAACCTTGTACAAGCAAGCAGGAAGCAAATGACCATGCCCTGCAGCAATACATTACCGAGCGTCAGCGTAGAGAACAAGGCTTGGTTGACGAAGTGGAAAGACCCTTCTGATATTGAGCGTGTCTTTTCTCCGACAAACTGGGCTTATGTGGCTCAGAATCCAGAAAAAGCATATTTTTCAAATTGTCCCACGATTAAAAAGTATGATGAAGTTTATGGAGAAGGAAATGCGGAAATGTGGATTTATGCACAAGTGCTGGCATTATTTGGGTCTAGTTCTTGTAAAGACGAAGGGGTAGCACAAGGAATCGGAATATTTGCTCAGACATTTGCATCGTCTGTTCAGATATACAAATTATCAGAACTAATGCTGTTTTTTTCTCGATACAAGTCCGGAAGATACGATAACTCTTTTTCTCAATTTGATGCCCGAAGGATTGGAAATGCTTTTTTCAAAGAGTTTATTCCAGAGAGACAGAAAGAAATTGATCGATGTGAAAAGCGAAAGATTAATGAGGAAGCATTAGCTAGACGGGAATTGCCTGCCGGATATACAATCCCCAAAGGGTATAATCCCTATACTTGGTATTTGGAGACTAAGAGACGTGCTGCCAATGGAGACAAAGAAGCTATTGAGAATTTAAAATATCCCCAAGTTCGATTTACATAGTGGTCTATCAGATCGCTATTTTTTTTATTTAATAACCAAAACGTTTTCCTGATATCGGGAAGACGATCAAAACAAAAGAGAAATGGATAAATCATATTTTGAAACAAGAAAGACAGAAATTCAATCAGAGATTGATAGCTGGAAACAAGAATTAAAAGACTTGGAAGATGAATACATATCTTCTAATCAAAAGTTCCCTATTGGGAGTAAAGTTTGTATCACTACTCCTGCACATACAGGAATGGTGTTATCCACTCGTGAGAAAGTTACATTCCCAGAAGCGAAAAGATACTCTTACGTAACTGGCTACGAAATACGGTGTAAAGAGGTTGTTCCAATTCTGATGAAAGCAAAGAAGGATGGCACGATTTCAAAAATTCGGGATTATATAACATTCGAAAGAGTGATAGTTGAACTGGCGTAAAACAAGAATAGAAAGGAATCAAATGAATCTGCAATCTAAGATAGATTACTCCATTGCCTTGCTTCGCAAATGTGAACAGATGGCACTTGACTACGACCCGGAGAATGGCTTTTACCTTGCGTTCTCCGGCGGTAAAGATAGTCAAGTTCTATATCACCTTGCAAAGATGGCAGGAGTAAAATTTAAGGCTCACATGAACCTTACAAGCATTGACCCTCCGGACGTAATCCGCTTTGTAAAACGTAACTACCCGGATGTGGAGTTGATAAAACCAAAGATGTCAATTTATGATATGGCTATTAAAACGCATTTACTTCCAACACGAAGAATACGCTGGTGTTGCGCTAAGTTCAAAGAAATGTCCGGAGCAGGAAAAGTTACCTTAATAGGTATTCGTCACGCTGAAAGCGCAAGGCGTTCTAAGCGGGAAGAGATTGAGATAAGCAACCATAAATTCAGTGGGAACTTTGACCAGTTTTCAGAGCACAAAGAACAAATGGTTACTTGTGTCGGAGGCAAAGACAAGATTCTTGTTTCTCCGATTATCCATTGGACTGACAGAGATGTGTGGGATTTTCTGAATGGGAATAAGATAGAGCATTGTTCTTTGTACGATGAAGGATATAAGCGAATAGGTTGTATTCTTTGTCCGATGTCAAGCTACAAGGATAAACGAAAAGACTGCCAGCGTTTTCCTCATGTAAAACATAAATGGATTCAGACCATACAAAAGATGATTGATGCCGGATATATCAACCACAACTTTACCGATGCCGAATTTGGGTTTAATTGGTGGATAAGCGATAAAAGATTTGAGCAATATTATGCAGAAGAAGTGCTGCAACAGAAAATAGAGTTTAACGTATAACAAGATAGAAAGGAATAAATTATGAAAAGTGGAATCGAAATTATCGCAGAAGAACGCAAGAGACAAATTGAAGTTGAAGGGTGGACACCGGAAGAAGATGATTTATACACAGCCGGACAACTAGCTTTAGCGGGTGCAACTTATGCTATCCCTACATTTTGTAGAGATGATTATGGTGGTTATGTTTATTCTACCGATGTACCTATCATGTTCCCATTTTCTCCCGAATGGTGGAAGCCTACACCTGATGATCGGATAAGAGAGTTAGCAAAAGCAGGTGCACTCATTGCTGCGGAAATTGACAGATTACAAAGGATTAAATAACTCTCAAAACAAAAAGATATGAAGAAGAAAACAGTAACAGTATTGGCGATTGAATATTCAAAAAGGGTGTGTGATCCTCAACCAGAATTTATTGATCGAATGGATGTAAGAGGATTGGTTATGAGTGCTTATAGAAGTGGATATAATAAGGCTCATTCAGAGCATGTAAAGCGCATCACCAATATCGTGGAGCTAAAGCTATCTGACATTGATTCCCCTGTGTTTACTCATACAAAAGAGTTTAGAGAACATTTTGATTACATAATGTCAAAAATAAAAGAACAATTAGCGTAAAACAGAATAAAAATGAAGAAAAGTAAGTTTGAAATAGCATTAAATGCTTTGAAAAATATAGCCGATCCTATTAGTTATCTACGAGCAGAAGCTAAGCGTATGGGAGAAAGGCTTGATGGAAGAGGTGCAGTAGAGTTTGCCAACAACGGCAATAGCCTTAGTAAGATGGCCGAAGACGCATTACGCGATATAGAAAACACTACGGAGCCTGAAATCACGGAAAAATTTAAAGGAACACCCGGACAATGGCGAGTGGAATCAGATGAATGGGGTGATTATATTGTTTCAGATGACCCAAATCCTCCTCATCATGGAACTGTGATATGTGGAATGGATAACGAGAATCAGGAGATTGAAAGAGATGCAAGGTTAATAGCGGCTGCTCCTGAATTATTGGAAGCATTACAGAAGGTCGTTAAATTCCATAAAGCTGGATTGCATTTGTCAGATCCTCTTATTAAATATGTTTATCCAGCAATCAATAAAGCTTTAGGAATTAACGAATAACTAGAAAGTAATAATTCAAATAAAATCATAGAAATATGGAGAAAGTAACAGTAAAAATAGAGTTAGAGAGAGAAGATATCTCTACTCTCATGTTCCTTGCTGGTGGAAAGTTATCAGAAGAACAATGGAATAAGCTCAAAGGTACAGAATACACGGTGGAAGATGATGACTTGGAAGGTCAGGCAATCCAGTTGAAGTTGGCTATTAGTGGTATCGTAGTTGGCAATCTTTTAAAAAAGGAACTTTCAGAAGGTGAAGTTTCTAGTAAATCAACTTATCGAGAGAAGTTAATAGCTATGCGTAAGGAGATGGAAGAAAGGGGGTAATCATGGTAGGGAATATTCGTATTAGACGTAGGAAAGATAAATACCATGTTATGGAAGAGCAGGGAGATGGTAGATATTTTACTATTGAAGGGGGAAAATGTAATTCAAAGGAAGATGCCATAGAGCTAAAAAAACGATATTTGTTCGTTAGAGAGAAAGTTAGATTGTTAAATCAGAATCTTAGAATACAATTGAGAGAAAAGAATAAACCAAATGGATGATCACATAAATCAAAGTTTGTATGCTGATTCAATAAAAGAAGCTACAAAAGTAGAGTTCCTTGCAAGTAGTGAGGAACTTTTTTTATATGCTGTTTCCCTGTATAATTCGATGATGTGGGGCAGAAAGATAGACCGGGAAAATCTTAGAAATAAGAAGAGATCAAAAAAAATAGGGAGAACTAGCAAGGTGTAAAAGCATTGTTCTCCCCAATCATTCACGATTGTATAGCAAATATACTATTTATTTTAAAAATAATCGTGTTATGGAACTGGATTTTAATAAAATAATTCGTCTTAAAAAGATTCGTATTGAGAAGTCAGAACTTACAGAGGAAGAAAACGTTTTGACTTCACCGATTTTGAGAGACAAAAGCCTTATCGAAGAAGTTTATAAGACATTCGTTGAAATTATGAATAAAAGAGGATGCCCGCCAAACATTGACAGAGTTACTCAACGGAAGAAATTTATATTCATAATCTTGTACCTGTTTTCTCCAAGCTCTCTTGCCGGTGGGAAAATGACTGCCGGATTACGTGAGGAAATGTCAAGGGTGTTGGGGGTTCAATCAAAGAGTACTATTTCCGACAATTGCGCTGATGTCGTGTTTCTGTATCAGAACTATGGAGATTTTAGCGGGAATATTGAGTATCTTTACACCGAAATCGTGAATCGTTTAAAATTCAAAGGGCTAATCAAGTGAAAGCCGGAGTTTAGTGCTCCGGCTTATCTGTTTTCTATTTTTTATATGGAGAGATGAACAAAACCATATCATCCTCAGATGCTTCATGGTCTGGAAGAGGGTATAATATTCTTTTATCAACGATAAAGTATTTAGTTCCACAGTCGGCTATAATGGTATCATCCCAACCATGAAAGGCTGAAAAATCTAATATGTCTCCAGCTATGGGGGCGACTTGTGTAGTGTATTCATAAGACATATTCCAATTCATATTAGATACATTGGAACTAAGGACAAAACGGCATTTATACTTTCCATTTACGTCACTGTCGTAAAATCTGCAATTTCCATCATCCTCTCCAATTAGTTTTATAATTGAAACATTTAAAACATCAGCTATCTTCTTGAGCGTATCAAGAGAAGGATATGATTTACCTGTTACAATGTTACTGACGGCTACCTTTGAGATACCAACCTGTTCTGCCAACCAAGCAGAGGTAACATTGCGTTTACTCATTATTTCTTTTATTCGTAAGTCCATAAATTAAACTTTATTTTGATGACTCCGCAAAGTAATGCAAACTTTATCATATAACCTAATATTGATAAAGTTTGATTTATTAAATATTCTTAATTGATAAATAAAACTATATCAAATATGTTGTTTTTGATAAAGTTTTCTTTATCTTTGCATCATCAAACAAGAAGTAATAACAATTAAAAGATATATGATTATGGCAACAAAGAAGATTGAATCAAAAAAAACATTAGCTTACGCAGTAGCATTTATATTTAATACAACAGGTAAGGTAAACTTTATGTTAGGCAATAAGATGTATCAGCATATAGATACTGTTTATGACCAAAGAGAAGATGGCAGAGGCTTCAATACTTGTGAGGTCGTTTATAACTACAAGGCTCAAAAATATGAGGTTCTAAGTGTAGATACAGAGATAGGTAACAAAGAAATTCAAATATTATAAGTTTAACCGGCAGGGCTTTTGCCCTGCGCAATATAGAAGATTATGAATACAAAAGAAATAGAAATTGGTTTGAGGTATAGAGTTTCAGGTGATTTAGCTAACGGTCACTATGCAGATGGCACACCTTGTATAGTACATGAAGATGTAGTAAGGGTGATAAAGAGAGTCACAGATACTCATGTTATTTGTGAGTGCGGTCGTAGGTTTATCATTAATGACAATCTCAAAATCGAGAAGTTCTAAGTTTAACCGGTAGCCTTCGGGCTACCACAATATACACGATTATGATAGCAATTTCAACTCAACTACTAAATAGTGATATAATTAAAAAACTACCTGATAATTATGGCATAAATAAAACAGGTGGTGTGATTCGGATGGATCAATTTCTATCTTTTATTACCGTGAAGCTAAATAAAACAGATGGTCTTGGTAGCGACATGGGGTGGTCGTACCGTAAAAACGACACAGGTACGTTGATTATTCAGGGTGGTGGTTACAAAGGCGTCGAATGGCTTGATTGTATACGATATGGTAAGAATCTTCAAAATCCTTATAACAACTTTGTTAACCTCTTTGGTGTATGGGATATTCTCAATGATAATGGTAGAACTTTCGTTCTGAACTATTACAAGAAAGATTTAGAAGAATTGATATTTGCAGAAGAACAGTCAATAGCATTCTATAATAGAAAAATATCTATTTGCGAGTCCAAGATTCAGCAGATAAATGAAATTATAAACTGTAAATAAATAATTATGGATAGAGGACAAGAAATAGAACTTGCTGCAAGTGCAACAGTAGGTAGCTTGAATAGCTTAGAGGGATTTGATAGAACTGATATGATAAATATGTTTGGTTCTGGCGTTACATGGGCAGATGCTCATCCTAAAGAATCCGAAAGGTGTAAGTTCTGCAATCAAGAAGAAGTTGTTACCCACAGGTCTAAAGAGTGTAATTTGAGTTATGATGGTGAAACTCTATGCGCAGACATTGATATACCATTAACTTGGGGTAGTGCAACTGGATATTATAGTTTTAGTATTAACTACTGCCCAATGTGTGGCAGAAAATTAAAAGGTGAATGATTATGGATATAGCAGAGATCAAAAGAAGAGTTGATTTGCTTAAAATGGCGAACAACAAGAAATATTGCCTTATACCCGAACTGGCAAAAGAACTGAAAGTGAGCAAGACCGATTTAATGCAATTTATTCTTGACAATCCGAAACTATTTCATACGGATAACCAGTGGACATACAAAGTGATGCCACGTTCTCAAAAAGTTGCGCCAAATAAAAACTTAGGCTTAGGTATAGAAGAGGTTTATATTTTACCCGAAGATAATTTCAGAACCGAGGAATGGCTGCAAAAACAGATAGTTGAGAAAGCGAAATATATTCATATCTCTGAATTTTGTTACTATGGCGTACAGGGATATTATGTTAGCATTGATAAAGAAGGTGATTCTAAATATAGAGAATGGCTTTGGCGTAACACTACATCTAAAGTGAAAGAAATTCAATCGCTTGGTGTTCTTCATAAAGATACTTTCTATACGGGCGGTTTTGGTGATAGCTCTGCGCATCCAGTTGATTACGCAATATCACCCGATGGTTTAGAGAAGCTAAAACAAGCCGGCTGGACTTTTAATCAATTAAATCCATTATCAAGATGAACTCAATAAACAAAAACGGTTGCAGTGTATGCCAACCCGGTAAAGAGAACTATTGCACTTACAACACCAAGTTGAGAGGTAAGAGAGTGAGAATGTACCAGTACGACTATCGTACAGAAGACGGTGAGTTGTTTTCTTGTTGTGCGCCTACCTTAGAGGCGTGCAGAGAAAGACGGGATCAATGGCTAAGTTCACGACAATAAGTCGATTGTCGTGTATAACGATTGAAGATATTTCGTTATCTTTGGTTGTGGTAGTACCTTTGGGGATACTATCGCGGGGTAGAGCAGTGGTCAGCTTGCTACTTTGACTTGGTAGAGGTCCGAGGTTCGAATCCTCGTCCCGCAACAATAATTATTAATTTATAAAATATACACGATTATGGAAATTTTGACGCTTAGTATTAAGCAAAGGTATTTTGATGAAATACTGGCTGGTAAGAAAACGCATGAATACCGTGAAATCAGACCTACCAATGCAAAGAAGTATATCACCTACCTATGTGGTGGTAAAGAATATAAAGTGGACGAAGAATTACCCGAAGAGGGTGAAATTGAACTAAATCCCATTAAGTATGATGCTATTAAATTTCTTACAGGCGAATATAAGGGGAAACGTCCTTATATGATTGTAGAGGTGAAGAACGCAGAAGCGTCAATTCTAACAGATGAGAATGACGAAGATATTGTTTATGAGCATCAAGGTGAAGAGTATCTCGCTGCACAGATTGATTATGCACTAGGTAAAGTCTTAGAGAAACATATAGATTGATTGTTTAATTTAAATTTTTATTGCTGAGTCGCAAAAAGAGTAAACAGAGTATCTGGACCGCGCCGGAATATGAATGGTGCAGGTGCAGGCGGTAGATTAGTTGCAAGAAGAGGAGGTGCGGCAGGCACGTCCCAGTTAGGTTCACGGAGACAGCGTTATAGTGACCTTCGCACTTCATTTGGACTATCGGGTGGTTAGCCATGAATAAGGTAGAACAAGCGAACCGGTATATAGACCTCATTCGAGAAAGATCGAGTGAGGCTTTACTGTTTTTATCCTTGGGTAAAGATTCGCTTGTTCTGCTTGATTTACTCTATCCAAAGTTTGATCGTATTGTCTGCGTGTTCATGTACTTCGTCAAAGACTTAGAACATATCAACCGTTGGATCGGCTGGACTAAAGCTAGATATCCGAAGGTTGAACTAACACAAGTACCTCACTGGAACCTTACTTATATTCTTAGAGGCGGTATGTATTGCGTGCCTAACCCTGATGTGAAGTTACTTAAACTAGCCGATGTCGTGAAAGCCATGCAGTTAAAGCATGATGTTTATTACACCTTCTTGGGTATGAAGAAAGCCGATGGTATGAATCGTAGATTAATGTTGAATGGTTACGAAGAAAAGGGGTATGAGAATAATGGTATGTGTTATCCTTTAGCAGATTGGACGCAAAAGGATATTCTTGCTTATATGAAACAAAATAACCTGCCTGAGCCGGTAAGATATGGCAATAAGGCAAGTAATGGTATTGGTTTCAATATTGATTGCTTTCTTTGGCTTCGTAGTAACTATCCAGCAGACTTACAGAAGATAATTAAGGCGTTTCCAATGAGTGGAAGAATTTTATTTGAGTATGATAATGGAACTAAGTAAGTATATAAAGAGTGATTCAGTAGAGCTTAACCGTTCTGCCATTCACTTTGCCAATTATAATCCGAGAAAACTTTCTGATGAATCACGCAAAACATTAAAGCGTGGTATTAAGAAGTTCGGCTTGGTAGGTGGAATTGTCGTGAACAAGCGAACCGGGTTAACCGTAGTCAGTGGGCATCAGCGTTTGTCTGTCATGGATGAATTGCAGAAATTCCCCGATAACGACTATCGTATTCGTGTCGATGTCATTGACGTGGACGAAAAGCAGGAGAAGGAACTAAATATTCTGTTGAATAACCCAAACGCACAAGGTACCTGGGATTTTAATGCTCTTGCACAGATTGTTCCTGACATTGATTGGAAAGACGCGGGCTTGACCAATGCCGACCTAAACACGATTGGCGTTGATTATCTATTACAGACAGAAGAAGAAAGCTCCATTGCTAATGCTTTGTCTGATATGATGTCACCCGTCACCGAACAGAAAGAAGCTGATAAAGCCGCCAAGCAGTTGGAGCGTGCCGAAAAAGTAGCCCACATGAAAGAAGTCAAGCAACAGGTCAAGGAGAATGCACAGAAGCAAGCTGAGGATATGGATGCTTATGTGATGTTGTCCTTTGATACCTATGAGGCGAAAGCTGCTTTCTGTGAACGATTCGGATATGATGTTGGGATGAAGTTTATCAAGGGAGAAATCTTTGATGAGCAAATAGAAAGGATAGATTGATATGCCAAATAGTGAATCTCAAAATATAAAAGGTCGTGGAGGAAGAAAGCCTAAGTTTGATTATACAAGCGAAGACTTTCTTTCTCTCATAGAAAAGTATGCCCAAAAGGGATTCACGGATAAGGAAATAGCTTTGGCTATTGGATTGTCACCGCAAAAGTTCTGTGAGAAGAAAGGGCAATACAAAGAATTAAGTGAAGTATTAGTGCGTGGGCGGGCAACGATTACTGCAGCCGTAAGGGCAAAATACCTTGCAATGGCTATGGGGGGAATAAAGGTTAAGAGTGAAACCCGTAGATTCATTCAAGAGAAATGCCACTGCATGGGAGAAGATGAAAAATGCCCAGCTTGTGGCGGGACCGGATGGGTAACGCTTACCGATAAATCCATTGTTCAAGAAACAATAAGCGAACTTGCTCCGAGTTTACAGGCTCAATCAGTTATTCTGTACCACTATGATGAAGATTGGAAGAAAACAGAGCGTAAGCTTGACGAAGAAGCTGACATTCCTACCGACATAAACCACGGTATCAGTATTGATTCATGGATTAAAGACAAACTGAAATGATAGAACCCCAGGCGATATACCACCCTCTGTACACCGATAATGAGAAATTCATTATCCTTATCACCGGTGGTCGCGGCTCTGGCAAGTCCTTTAATGCTTCCACTTTCATCGAACGGCTGACCTTTGAAATGACGGAAGCCGAGAAGATTGTTCATCAGATTCTCTACACCCGCTACACGATGGTTTCTGCCGGTATGTCTATCATCCCCGAAATGATGGAGAAGATAGAACTTGATGGAACAATCAAGTATTTCAAGACCACCAAAACGGATATAGTTAACAAGATGACAAAGAGCCGTATTATGTTCCGTGGTATCAAAACTTCTTCAGGGAATCAGACGGCGAAACTGAAATCCATCCAAGGTATTACCACTTTCGTCTGTGATGAAGCGGAGGAGTGGACGAATGAGGAAGAGTTCGATAAAATAATGCTCTCCATCCGTAAGAAGGGTATTCAGAACCGGATTATTATCATAATGAACCCGTGCGATTCCAATCACTTTATCTATAAGAAATACATTGAGAACACTCACAAACTTGTAGAGATTGACGGTGTGCAGGTTCAAGTATCCACTCACCCGAATGTACTTCATATCCATACTACCTATCAGGATAATTTGAATAATCTTTCACCGGAGTTCCTGAAAGAAGTGGAGGATATGAAGGTGAGTAATCCTGAAAAGTATGCTCACGTGGTTATCGGCCGCTGGGCTGATGTTGCGGAAGGTGCTGTGTTTAAGAAATGGGGAATTGTAAAAGAGTTCCCGACTTGGGCAAAGAAAGTGGCTCTTGCTTCCGACTGGGGTTATACCAACGACCCGTCAACAGGTATTCGTTGTGGCATCGTAGACAACCGACTCTATGTGGATGAGTTGTTCTATGAAACAGGAATGCTCACAAATGCCATTGCCGAAAAATTGAAGCCGTGGGGGCTGAAAGTCTACGGAGATAGTGCCGACCCTCGTTTGATTCAGGAAATCAAAAATAGGGGTGTGAACATCTATCCGGTAGATAAATTCCCTGGTTCTATTAAAGCCGGTATTGACAAGATACATGAGATGGAACTATTCGTTACTGAACGTTCATACCATATCATTGAGGAACTCCGTAAATATGTTTGGGATAAAGATAAAGACGGGCATTATATCAATGAGCCGGTAGACGCTTGGAATCACTGTATCGATCCTATTAGATATTATATCTTGGGACATATTTTGGGACGTATTTTGAAGCCGAAAGATTTAACTGGAATATTCACACACTAAAAATATAAGCTATGCCATTAACTCTAGAAGAAATATTAGCATTGCCCGATATTGGGCAGAAAATAAATTACCTGAAGAAAGGTAGAAAGACCGAACTTCCCGACCGTTGTAAACTTTGGGACGACTGGAATCCCGAACACCATGAAATCATAGTTGACAAGGAGAAGTACCCGGATAGAAAAGTTCTTGAAAAGGAAGCGGAAAAGGTTTTCGATGAAAAAACTGGTAAGACTTATGAAATCGAAGCAAAGTATAAGACTGAACCGGTGAACCGTATCTCTATTCCTTTGGAACAGGATATAGTGAACATTCAAACAGCTTTCACTGTTGGTACAGAACCGTCTATGGATTGCACTCCGACTGATGATGATGAAAAGAAGCTGCTGGATGCTGTCAAGGCTGTATT